CATTGATCCTGCGTGGGCAACTTTAAGAGCTATTGAATCTTATATTGTTCAAAAAACAGAATACCAAATAAAATTTGAAAATTTAGATAGTACTATAACAGGCTGGCCTACAACTTGGGATAGAGTAAATCATCAAGTTAAATTTTACCTAAATGAAGGTCCTTATATACACTGCGGTTTTGGTTTAAATTCTTTTACTGAAGGAGGAGGGGGCTATACGATATGGTGTCCTTTTGATGGAGCTATAGATGGAGCGGGATGTAGTGGATGGTCAAGTCCTAAAATAATTAACTCACACTATAGTCGTGATGTTTTTAATATTCCCGTAGTATTAGAATGGATTAATGGTCATAGAAAAGGAGGATATAAAGTAAAAGTTGAGGGGCGTACTAGATTTTTGTTTAACTGCCCTGAAGCTTTTTGGGTAATGCAACTTTTAGATCATAATTCGGTCCAATTACGTGTAAGATATATCTTAGAATAAATGGTTTGATCTCCTATATATTCGTATGACCAGTTACGAAAAGATATTAAATATGTTGCTAGAGTCTTCTGATGATTCTGATAAAGGAATAGTTAAATGGGGTGGAACGGTGCCAGCAAAACCTATTTCAGCAAAAGATCTTAAAGAATTAATTAATAGGCTTAGAGCAACTTCTGCTGCTAAAAAGAAAAAGACAAAACAGCGCAGCCTTAATTTTCCTGGGTGATATAAATGGGATTAGGACGATATAGAATATCTAAAGGGGTAGGATCTCCTAGACTGGGAAAGTCTATAAAAGCTGTGCTGGGGGCGGGGAGGAAGTATAGTGACCACAACTATGTTATTCCTCCTGGAATTACCTGTATCATGCCTTCAGCTAAGAATAAGGATGGAACATATGGCATAGATGAGTCATTGTTTGATGTGGACCCTCCTGGAGGTGATGCGCTTACTATGGTGTCTGGGGATCTAAAAATAGTTTTTGGGGTATTTTGGAATCCTGAAGTTGCTAGTGTGCATGGTATAAAAATGGGAAAGTTTGGGGCATTCAACGATATAGAAGAAAGTTTTGTGAAACCCGTAGCAGAGACTATAGCTAGTCATACCGTAGGCAATGTAAATCTGGTAGGTGGTTATGGGTCTACTACTCCTGATGTTGTGGTTGTTGGCGAATTACCTTCTTTCCCATGCGGACTTCCGAATTACCCTTATTATTGTATGTGCGGCCAATCGACGGGATTGAGAACCATGGCTAATAGCTGGTTTAGTAACAACGGTTATCCTAATAGTGAATATGATGTTAGAGTCAGTATCATGCTACATTGTACTGGTCCTAACGAGAGTATATCCTATAATACAGGAAGCCAGATTGGTCTTTCTTTGAACCCAGATATGGGAGAAACTGAGACCCCCTTCCCTGGGGTGCCTGGGGAGCCTTTAGATATAACAAATTACAAAAGCTTATCAGACGGCCATTTCATACAACTCACTGTACATGAAATTCTTCATAACCTTGGGTTAGAACATTCGGCAAACAGTTTTTCACAAACAGGGGACATAGGAGAAACAATTGATGGGATATGTTTTAATCGACATAAACTTGATGGGCCTACACAAGGATGTACTCAACACTGCCGTTGTGCTGGTTTGTACGAAATAGATACAATAAGCATAATGAATCAAGTTCATTATTTTAATAATTATAAAAAGTATAAAGAACTCCATCCGTCTGCTGCACAAAAACATTTAATTGGCAGCTTTCCTGGACAAACGGGGCCTCCGTGGATTCCTGACGAGAATGTTGTTACATTAGAGGTTCACAATGACGGTTCTGCTGATAATTGGGAGGGGTATCTTTGGGCTCACGACAGACCAGGGCCTCTAGCAGATCCTGTTACACAACAGATCTTGGATAATAATGAACCCCTACTAATAAAAATTAGAAGAGATGCACCTTCGTTGGAGTTTGAAGATGACGATACTATGGGAAACCCGAGATATTATTTCTTATCTTATAGAAGACACGCTCAATATTCTCCACCTTTCACGGAACCAGAGAACCCTTATTTCGAACATGGAGCCCTTATGATAGAATGGGGACCTACATGTACTTATTGTGATACCTTCGCATCCAATATAAAATATGGTATAATGCCTCTAGCTAAAGGACCTGTACGAATTATAGAAACAGATGGAGAGAACCCGTATGATTTTGAGGCATATGGACAAGGCTCACCGACTGAACATGGCTCCCCCCCTTACTTTCCTCAATTATCTATTAGAATATTAGATTTTGATTATAACGATACGTTAGATGGTGGGGACTGGATTAAGCTTAGGATAACACATACTTTTGAAGATTAATTTATCACAGTAATAAAGAAAAAAAATATAAAAAATAGTAAGTAGCATCTCTAAATACTTTTAGATTCCATAAAAGGAGAATTTTTTAAATGGCAATACCCGTAACACCCGAAGCAGTAGGCACTTCACCCACAAGACCAGCCACTGGTTTCAATCCATATGCAAGCTCAATGGGACCCGTTTCAGGTGTTTCGGGCCTAGGCAATGTTTGTTCTGCAATGTATATAAGGGAACAACGTCTATTTTATAGTTATAGAAGAGTTCCTATGGGAGCCCTTAATTTTGCGCCATCTGATATTTCTTTAACTGGTGTTACCCTCGGAGGTATCGTAAATCAAACCGCTTTGATTCTAGAAGTTTCGATGGATGCTGCTGCTTATGTGGTATCTGGTGAATGTTGGAATACTTCTTCTTTTACGAATTATCAAGTCTTTAATTTAGTATCTACCTCGTCAGTGGATGGACATAGTTATGGATATCCGCTCCCAGATAGTCTCCATATGGGGCCAGGAGGTTCGGTTGGTAATCCTGTATCTGGAACGTATTATTCTCGTTTTCCATACAACGGAGATCCTGTTGCACAACCTTCGTATAGTGATTCTGTTTTCCCGGGATATAATTTTGCTATAATTGATTTAAGTGGTGTAGCTACTTGTCAAGACTTCTTTACTTACCCAAATCAACAACCAGCGCAGTTCTGGAGTGGACGGCACTTCTTCAGTTTAAAAACTGCTCTAGGCACAGACCCAGTTCTTTGTGGTGGGGTGCGGACACTTCTTGAGCCAGTAGGCAAAAAAGAAGGGCCATACAGCACTGGGGCTGGAGGACAAGATACTGTCTTTGATATTAGGACTATAACTGACCATATTGGAAAGAAAATGAGAACTGGTGGCTGGGTTGATTATTATAATAACACTCTTCCTGCTACTAAGTACGACGAGCGCCTCCACTTCTGGCAATAAATGTATCTATAACATTCTATGCGAGGTATAGAAAGACACGGAGATTTAGCAACTTGCTTGGATGGTCATACCAACACTGGTAGCACTACAGTATTTGCCAATGGAAAGGGAGTTTCCAGGTCTGGAATAGATACTGCTGGGACTGGGTTAATAGGTGGTGGTAGCCCAAACGTGAGGGTTGAAGGCTACAATGCATCTTGGGTTGGGGATCCAATTGCCCCACATCCTTGCTTCCCTAATACAGGGTGCGATGCTCATGGCATTGCTAAAACTGCTAATCCTAGCACAAATATTATTATTGGGGATGGTTTTTAAAATGAAAAGATTTATGATACCAAGAACAGCTAATTGCTGAAAGGGGGCATATCTTCCTTCGTGAAAGGAAGAGAAGCACTTAAATGAATCCAATTTGGGCATTATTTTTTAAAGATAGGTTTAGAACACCTTTCTCGGTGTACAAGATGAGTCTAGCGGAGATTATGGTACTATTTGGTATTGTTTTCGGGGTTGGCTATGGGTTAGCTCAGGGGGTAAGTTGGATTATAGATTATGAGGTAAATTCAGAAGAATCTACTCAGTGAAAAAAAAGAATAAAGACTTCCGAAACAGAGACCCTAGATACTTAGAGAAGAATAATTTGCTCAAGAAGCAAATCAGACGAATTTTTATTAAAGAAGGTAAACGAAAATACGGAAATGCCCTTAACAAGCAAAGGTAAGAAGATCATGGGGGCTATGAAAAAGCAATATGGGTCAAAGAAAGGAAAACAGGTTTTTTACGCTTCTAAAAATAAAGGAAATATTACTATGGTAGATAATACGCAAATGAATTGGCAAGATAAAGTTTATGAGAATCTAACTGAAGCTCGTCTTATAGGTATTACGCGAGGTCCTAAAAAAGAACAAGTAAGCAGAACTTATAAAAGAGGAAAATCGGAATCTAAGAAAAGGACTACCGTAAGTGTAGATAAGGGTAAACTAAAAAGAAAAGAATGGACAGCGGGGAAAACGAAATCTGTTTGGAAATCTCAACAACCAATGACTGTTAAAGATACGCAGAGAAAAAGATCAGGAATAGGTTGGAATCCATAGACCAAGGTATAGGATAAATATATGAATTGGAAGCAAAAAATTTATGAGAGTGTAATTGACGTAGATAAGCCTACAAAACCAAAGCCAAAAGTTAGTACGGGTGATCCCCATGCTAGTCTGCCTGCCCATATAAAAAAGCTCATAGCGAAGAGAAAGAAATCTTAAATTTTTGCAGGTAGATGTTTAGAAAATATATTTAGAAAAGCTTCTCTGTTTTTATGCCATGAATCTCGTCCTGCCAATTCACCAAATGATTCATGGCGAATTTGTATAGGAATCGTATAATTTTTCTTACCTTTTAAAAATGTTTGAAAGGTATAAAATATGTCATAAAAGTCCCATTTTCCTACAAATTTTCTTGGCTGTGTTGTTTGAATAGATATAAGCGTTCTCTTGGTTGCAGCTAAGAAAACCCCATCCATAACAACAACTTCACCTAATTGCCCAAAAAAAGTAGCATTCATAGAATCAAGGTCTTTTCCGTGAAAAACATACCCACTATGGGAACCTGCCTTCCATTCTTCCCTATCCCACCACACTCCGTTTTTTGCAAATTGTCTAGTTCCTGCAACACCAATAAAACCAGTATCTTCTTTTATTAATTTTTCTTTTAGAAGATGAGTAAATACATTAGGGTCAGAAAGTATTTCTATATCATCATGACACAGAATAATGATATCATCAAGATCAGCATCTAATTCATCAATACCTTTTGTATAGGCATTAAAAATGGAGTCTCTATTTATTAATATTTTTGAAGTAATATTGCACTTTTCAAAGTACTTTAATAAATTAGCTGTTGTTTCTGATAGATCGCTGTCCCTGGTGCAGGTTAAGGAATGAATTTTTATGGATGTCAAAGTATTAGAAGAGTTTAAAAAATGTAAAGAAGATCCAATCTACTTTATGTGTAATTATGTGCGAGTCACTCACCCTATTAGAGGACTTGTCCCCTTTAAATTATACCCCTTTCAGGAGAGAATTGTCACAGAATTAGAGAATAATAGATTTAACATCTTGAGAAAATTTCGTCAAGCAGGGTGTACCACCATTGCATCTGCTTATTCTTTATGGTTGGCAATATTTAAGAGACACCAATCTATTGTTATTCTTTCGAAAGGTGACACCGAGGCAACGGAAGTTCTCGATAGGATAAAGATCATGTATGAAGAACTTCCTGCTTTCTTGCAGCCAGGAATTACTGAAGACAATAAGCATACACTAAAGCTAAAAAATAGGTCTGTTATTAAATCAAGACCTTCTGGCAAGCAATCGGGAAGATCCTTAGCTGGATCTTTCTTAATTATTGATGAGGGTGCCTTTATTGAGGCGATTGACACGATTTGGGCTGCTGTATACCCCATTATTTCTACAGGAGGGAGGGCTTTTGTATTATCCACTGTAAACGGTCTGGGTAATTGGTTTTATGAGACGTATACTAAGGCCGTAGAAAAGGCTAATTCTTTTAATGCTATTGATATTCGATGGAAAGAGCATCCAGAGTATTGTAGGTGCCCTGATTTTGAGAAATTATATGAACAAATGGAGGGTAGAACCCCACCAATCAATGTTGATGATTGGGAAAAAGTAACAAAATCTAATATGCCAAGAAAACAATGGCTTCAAGAGTACGAATGCGAGTTTTTGGGAACAGGAGACACCTTTTTAGACGGTTCTTTACTTTCTCATCTCGCGGAGGAGGTAAATACGGAATATTACACAAAATACAACAATAGAATGCGTGTTTGGAAGGATCCTGAGTCCTATTATGATTATATTATTGGCGTTGATACCGCGTTAGGCCGAGATAGAGACTATTCTGCGGCACAAATCGTTAATTTATACAATGGAGAAGTAGTAGCAGAGTTTTATAGCAATAAAACACCCATTAATGACTTTGCATCCATTCTAAACGCGGAAGGAATCTACTATAATATAGCAAATGTAGTCGTAGAAAGAAATACAATAGGTAATCATGTAATAGATTTGCTTTATAATGACCACGAATACGAGAACCTATGGCATGATGAACGAACTATGGCAGGATTTCAAGTCACTGTACGAAATAGAGATTTGATTTTAACTGAATTAGAGGAAAGTATTAGAACTAATATACTAAAAATTAATTCCCATAGAACTTTAAATGAGCTAAATACCTTTGTAATAAATACAACAGGAAAGATAACTGCTGATAGAGGTAAGCACGACGATTTAATTATGAGTTTATGTTTGGCAAATCATGTTTTACGGTCCACTAGGGAAACTTCCTTAGTTGAGTTTAATCGTGATAGCGCATTTAAAGAGGATAACAAGTATAAGCTTAAAAATAAAATACCCCTTATATCTCATGGAGGTCCGGTAATAGAAGATTTAAAATGGCTGATGAAGTAAAAAAGACAATTACAGAAGACGGTGGGCAATCCACTTGGTCAAACTATAAATCAAAAGGACCTTATTTCTACCCTAGAGGAGCCTTAGGCAAGTTTTTTGCAAGATTTTTTGCTACACCCGCTCAAGATGCGGTTATTAACTCTATAGGAGACGTTGAAACAGGAGGTCCTAGAGGGGATGCTAGGTTTAAAAGCAGTGATGTAAAAACAGACAACCATGGGTTAGGATTTACAATAAACAGGGCTACCCCCGTATACTCAGAAATCGAAAGAACTAGAAGATCTAGATATAAAGACTATGAGAAAATGGATGAGCACCCCGAGGTGGGGGCAGCTTTTGATATTTACGCTGATGATTGTACACAAAAGGATACCCAACACAGAAGATGGTCTATAAAATCTGAAAGTGCTGATGTTGTTCAAGAGGTTGAGAAATTTTTTACAACAATAGAATTGGATAGAGTTTATTATGATATTTCTAGAAATACGGTAAAATTTGGTGACTGTTTTATAGAACTAATTGCAGATATTAATAATCCAACAGCAGGAATACAAAAAATTAAAGTATTAAATCCTAATTATATTATCCGAGTTGAAGATGATTATGGATATTTAAAAACTTTCGTACAACAAATCCCAGAGAAAAATCAGATGGATCCTGCGAACACCTTCGAAAATGCAGGAACCAATAATTCAAAATTCGTAGAACTTGATAAAAACCAAATCATTCACTTTAGGCTTTTTAGCTCTGATCCTAAATTTTATCCCTATGGCAAGTCTGTAGCGGCATATGGAGTTCAAACCTTCCGCTCCTTACGATTGATGGAAGATGCTATGCTAATTTATCGCTTGGCTAGAGCACCAGAAAGAAGAATTTTTTATATTGATGTGGGAAATCTTCCAGCCAGTAAAGCTGAGTTATTTATAGGGAGAGTTAAAGAAAAATTTAAAAAAGAAAAGTATTACAGGGGGAATGCGATAGATGCAAGATACAACCCTCTCGCTGCTGATGAGGACTTTTTTGTTCCTATTAAAGGGAACCAAGGTACAAGAATTGAAACATTGCCAGGAGCCCAAAATTTAGGAGAGGTTACAGATGTTTCTTATTTTAGAGATAAGCTCCTTGCTGCACTAAAAGTACCCAAAGATTTTATTGTTGATACAAAGGACAAAGCTCCTGATAGGAAAGCCAACCTTTCAGAATTAGATGTTAAATTTGCAAGAGCCGTGTCCAGAATTCAGCATGATATTGAGGTAGGATTGGAAATTATAGCCAAAAGACATTTAGCTATGAAAAATTTTCCCGTAGCTCTTATTAACTCCCTTAGGATTCAGCTTCCTGATCCTTCGGATAGATTTACAAAGAGAAAATTAGAGATTGATTCCGCTAGATTGGCGATTATTCAGACAGTAACACAAACTCAATTATTTCCCAAAGACTATATCTATAAAGAAT